GCCGTAATTTGGATATCAGTGGACCATGGCGTGATATCAATAATGTCACCAGTCTGCGTGCCATTTGCGGACGTGCCTCCATCATTGAGGACAGCGTTGTGAACCTCGAACCCAGTCGCATTGACGCTAGTGGTAGCATCCCGGCACACCCCTTCGGCATGGATAACCATTGCTGTATCAGCAGCAATAGATCCGGAGGCGATAACAGTCGGAGTAGCCGTGGTCGTAGTCGCAGTATACTGTACACCACGGTTGTTCTGCCATGCGAGCTGGCCAGCACCGTCAGTTACGAGCGCTTGCCCAGCCGTCCCATCAGCCTGCGGCCATTTCTGTCCATCGAGAATGATATCCCCGGTTGTGTCCGGGGTGATAGTGATATCGCCCGCTGCGCTGGAGACGATACTCTGACTACCCACATCAAGGTCGCCACCAAGCGTGACAGGACCATTAAGAGAGAGGATGCCGGCACCCTGGGGCGAGAGTACAAGATCAACATCTGTGTCATCTCCTGAAGCCTTGATCTCTGGTCCATTGGTGGTGGCAGCATTGGTAATCTCGATCTGATTGATAGCCGATGCCGTGGTGTTAAAGATAACCTGCTCGTTGCCACCCTCGTCACCGATGAAGTTGGTGCTATCAATCAGGATGTTCTGACCATTAGCATCTAGGTTACCGCCGAGCTGGGGTGTGGTGTCACTGACCACATCAGCAGCCGTACCTATATCATGAACATGATCTGCCCGGGAATAGTCAGTGCTTACACCAGCCGACCCACCCGCAGCCGTGACATCCTGCGGTGTAGCCGAAGAAGCCGTGGCCGCCGTAGTCGTTGAGCCGGTCAGCTCAAACCCATCACCGGTAGCATTTACAACTAGATACTCACCGGCCACCATGAGGGGTAGATCTGGATCCGCCGCATTGACCTCTTTGTCGCCGACCTTAATCTGAAGGCAGCGGTCGATCTCTTCCTTGAGATCCTGTATTTGCCGGACCATATCATCGAGAGTGAACTCCAGCACATCAGGTAAGTATCCACCCTGGTTCTCTAGATTAGTAGCCTGGGTTAGAGACTGCTTCCGGCGGATGACAATACTATCCCCAGTGGCTAGAGTGCCTCCACCTGTGGCCGGATACGTGATTGATCCTGCACCGGGATAGGCCGCCACGGTGACGCTATAATCCGTGGTACCAGTACCCTCAGAGAGAGTGGTCTCGGCGCCAGCAGAGCTAATTTTGATGGCTTCAAGATCATGGTCTACTCCCGTGTCGGGTTCGTTGACGGTGAAGGTGAAGGCGAACCCCGTAGTGGAGTCGTCACCATCATACTTTACCGCATTGACTTCGCTGCTAATGGTCATTGTGCTGCCTCAAACATTTTACCTAGGTCGGGAAGCCGTTGAGCAGCGCCGCTGCCCGGCTTGGAAAAGAACTGCTGGCTACGCTCCTTATAATACTTGCGCTCCATGTCACTGAATTGCCGCTCAGCCTTGGGGTCAAGGAGCCGATCCAGATTATCGAAGATCAGCCGCTCGAGCGCCAGCCTGGCATACCAGGTGGTATGACCTGGCATATTCTGAGTGGTGAACCGGGCCAGCTCACGGCCAGCATTCGTATCCTTGCCTTCATAGAGCTGCTGGATATTACCCAGGGTAAGCCCACCAACCTGCGGCAGGAGACCCCATACAGGTCCCAGGAGCGTGTCTAGAGACGACCCGTACTTAGACTGGTCAGCCAATAAGGTATCGCCCAGGAGGCCAAATGAACCGCCCCTGACCAGGGCCCTACGCCAGAAGCCACCAGAGGCAAAGCTCTCCGGGTCTCGGCCACGGCTGATACTAGTGAGCTGCTCCCCCAGGGCGCCGATGGCTGTCATACCCAAGAAGAGCCAGGCCGCATACTCAGCTTTGGTCTTGGGATTGGCCTCAGACATCAGGCGCATCCAGTGGGTAGCCTGAATAGTGATGGGGAAGCTCTTGAAGACAGCCGTGTTACGCATGACCTCACCCCAAAAGGTACCGGCAGGCAAGCCATAGGTGAACATTGCCCGGACCCTGGCATTGGATGAGGGGATCGCATACTCCAGCTCTCGGGCCAGCATGGTCTGCACCTTGTTGCCGACCTCAAATCGCCGTCCTTCGAACGTGTCTCCTAATACATCCTCCGGTCGGATGAAGCTAGCGCCGCTATCCGGATGGTACCATTGGGGCGTATTACGGAAGATATCCCAATCCTCCGGCGTGATGCCATGCGTGCTGAATAGCCGCTGGGTCTCTGGCTTAAGCTGGTCGAACCCCTTGCCAGCCTCTTGGGTTAGATAGGACAGCATCTCGACCGAATTCCCAAGGCGTCCGGCCTCAGTCCAAGGCGAGAGCCATGCTAGCCGCAGGGCTGTATCAGCCAGAACCTCAGTCCAACGGGAACCTACAGCTTCGCCCAGTACACGCTGGGACTGAATGGCCCGGGAGGCCCAACCCTCTACGCCAAAGCCCAGGTTGGCCGCCAGAAGACGGTCCTCTGTGCTATTAGTGGCGAACATGTGTATCACGCGGCCTAGGGCACGCGTCGGGGAAACACCATTCATCCGATGGGTCACGCCAGCCGTCACCGTATCTGCAATGGCTGCAAACCAGGAGCCACCCAGGGCCGATGCAGTCATGATAGAGCGAACGTCTGCGCTGATCTGAGACCATTTAGAATTGGCTGTGATGCCGGTACGACCGGACACAGTATTATACAACGCCCGAAGATGGACCTTAGGCGAGCCCAGTTTATCAGCCGCTTTACTGCCTAGCTTTCCAGACTTAGAGATGGCATCCTCACCAAACCCCTTATCGATCAGTTTCTCCATATAGCGGACAGTAGCTTCCGGGTAAGGGCCTAGAACTTCCAGCATAGCCGTGTCACGGGCCATGCGGTCCATCCCAGTGATGATGTTCTCGTAGATATTACCCGTCCCGAACTTCTTCTCATAGGCCAGCCAAGCGTCGCTATCGCGGAACACTAGGAACCGAGAATTAGCACGCTGGTTGATGTTCGAGGCTAGGAGTTTAGGACCAGGCGGGCCGGCCTTCATGTCAGACAAGCCGCGAGTAACGATACTACTGTAGATCTGTTTGAGCTGCTGGTCCAGGAGGTTTGGGTTAATGGGCAGGCCATTGACATCAGTCATTCGGTCCATAGCCAGGTTGGCCTTGACGAAATCCATCCACTCCTGTTCGCTTACAGCCGCTATCCGTACGGGGTCATGCGACTGGAACCAGCCCCAGTCCTCACGGTAAGGGATATCACCACCGGCCGCATTATAGCGCTGCCGAGCATACTCAGTTGCACGGGTGAGCTGCTCCGCCAAGAGCTTGGCCTTCGGGTTACCTGTGTCCCGACCATACTTACCAAACTTCTCATGGATCATCGGCTCGAGATTAGATAGGTCGCGATGGAAACCCGCATACGTAGAGCGGAATGCCTTGTAAACCTCTGACATCTTAGCTTGGTAGAGCTTACGGAGCGCTGACGTACGGCTCTCAACATCCGCTAGGTGGCCAAAACGCCGGCGAAAATCCGGTGACAGATAGGCCATGACCAGTTTATCAACAGGCTGGCCAGCATCCCGGGCGATCTGGTATTCACGATCCAGCCCCTCTAGCACGCGCTTATGCTGGACTGCCATGCGCTTCTTGCGGGAGAGATTCTGCGTCTTCTCCTTCAGTAGGCGCTCGGCCACGAGGCGCTCATCCGCTGGGGTCTTAATATGACCACGCCCTCGAGCCTCCTCAACCCGATCCTGGATCTCCTTGACCAGCTTCTTAGCCTTAGACTCGGAGACAATGCCCTCAGCCGCCTTCATTAGCAGACAGGTATCAATGGCCATTAGGCGCCTCCATTAAGACAATTGAGGAGCTCATCGTAGAGTTTCTTATCGGAGTCCAATGCCTCCTTAAGCTCTGTGAAGGTACCAGCAAAGGTTGTCCCGTCCTCATTGGTTAATTCAATCTGACGGTCTGGGGTCTGTTCCACAGCCGCTGCCAGTTCCTCCTCAATACGCCCCTCATCCTTGACCGCTTTTTCGATCTCGGGGTCGATGGTCAGGGCATCCTGAGGGGTGTGATCGATATTATCCATGTAGTGCCATGGGGCCAGCGGGCTGGCCGCCTGGGCATCCTGACGCATACGCGCGCCCAAATCTGCCATAAAGCCAGCCAGATCCTTGGTGCCTTGGTCCCATACGGTATTGGCTATGGCGGCCTTCACCGGGGCCGAACTATCGCCAATAGCCAGACGTTTGGTCTTCTTGACCAGCCGCTTCGTCTGCCGCTCTAGCTGCTTCTGCTTTTTCTGGAGAGACTTAAACTCATCCTTTAGCTTACCTTTCTCTTCAGCCAACCGCACTTGTGCACGGGCAGCACGGAGTTCTCCCCCGCCTTTGATATCGGCTTCACGGAGCTTGCGTTCAACCCTCTGCAACTTACGCCGATTAGCTGTGCTACGCCGAGCCTCGGACAGACGCTTCTGCTCGTGACTAAGCTTTAAGTAGTCAGCCAGTTTACCGGTATCTCCCAGTGGAGTGGCAGCCTGCTCGATCTCAATCGCTTTGAGCCGGTTGTCGATTTCCGATGTACGCTGGACCGTCTGATCCAGCTCTTGGAAGAGAATAGGGTCGGACTGCCGGACCCGCGCTACATACTCATCGAGCGTCTCGCCGGCATTAATCACCGGCAGGTCCGGTCTTACGTCCTGGGGTAGCACACGGCCTACTGCGGTAGTCGTATTGTAGTAGGTGCTGCTAGCCTCAGGTCGCGCAAGATTGTACATGGCCTCGTCCAATCGGCGGACGTGCTCCATGCGCCCCGGGATTGTATCCGGGAAAGGATTGTGTTGCTCCATCTCCATTTGACGCTCAAGGAGCTTCTCAGCCACCTTGACCTCATCAGTACGGAGATGCTTAGGAAGTTCTTTACTACGACGTATGAGTGAACGTACCCCCCATACGCCACCATGGATGACACCTGTCAGGATGCCAGCACCGGCGCCTGCGGACAGCACAGCCGTGGCTGCGTCGTAAAAGCTCGGCTGCTCACCCGGGATTTGGGAACGGGTGGCTTGCACGGCAGCTTGCACACCCACTTCAGAGCCGGCCCCAATTAGCGCCTGGGTCAGGACATTACGAATAAAGCCCTGGGCAGCACCGCCTCCGAATGCCATACTGCCCAAGACTAGCGGGTCCGTCATAGCCCCGCCAGCGCCACCGAGGAAAGAGGCTGCGGCATTGCCGAGCCCAGTCTCACGGCTGGCTACTTCAGCGCGGCGATCCCGGACATCCTTCCGGGACTTGGCAATATCTGCCAGCAATCTCTCGTGGTCAATCTGCGGAAGGGCCGGGTACTTCCCCCGCAGGTTCTTGACTTGCTTAAACCAATCCGCGATGTTGAACTCGAACGCCCCCGGAGCCTCAGCAGCGAAGGGTCCATTACCATCCAACGGATTAGGCAGTACCTCACCAGTCAACTCCCGAATGCGTTTATTATAGGAGCTGAACTGGTCGTACTCCATATTATGGAAGGCGAAGGACGTCTCCGTCTGAGCCATGAGATCATACGAGGAGCGCAAGCTCTCGCCCATACTGGCCGGGAAATAAGGCGCAGCATTAGCGAAAGCAGTACGATCCTGGTTCGTTTTATCGAATAGGCTCATTAGTTAATTCCCGGTATCTGTCCAGTCCTAATGACTTCCACGTTCCGTTTACCGCGGTTCTTCACCTGCTTGTACCACTGGCTATCCTTAGCCGCCTTAGCAGCCAGGTTCCAGTCCTTATTGGCCACGGCCGCCAACATATCATGGAAACCGCTCAGACCGTCCGCACCAAGGTTGAAGGCCATATCAGTGAAAACCACCTGACGGGCCCGATCGAGAGAAGCGAACCCGGGTACGATATTGGTAGCCTCTCGGCGGGCCTGTTCGTACTGGGTCTGATAAATGGCCGTGGCATCGGCAGGTGTTATCTCCTGCTTGCCCGCCAGCACAGCATCGTAGTTATAGCCATATGCCTCAATCGTCTGTTTGGCATCTGGCCTATTCAGATTGAACCCAATTCCGATAGTAGGCACACCGCCGCTATCCTTGTAGACCTTGGTTGGTATGCCGTCCTTCGTATTATATTCAGCGCTGGCCGTGAACATCTTAGAGACGCTAAGCGGAATATCTACCGGCGCCGTCTCCTGCGGAGGCACCGTAACCAAGCCCTCCGGCGGCGTGATAGTCTCCGGTGTGCTAATAGTGCCGGCACCGCCGGGGCCAACTAGGTAACTATCCGGTAGCTGTAGTCCCGGCGGTACCTGAAGCCCGCTGTCTATGATCTGCCGTAGGTTCAGTTCATAAGGTGCTGATCCGTCAGAATTGAGCACATAGCCCAAATGCGGGATCATGATCTGGTAGGTGCCGTTCATACTGTTGGAGACTAAATGGGCTTCCGAACTCCAGATACTTGATTGCAACATATCGACCGTGAAGTCATGCCCATTGGTAGTCTTGGGCAACTCGCCAGTGGAGTCCATCAGGTCTTGATTACGCAAGGCGCTCATGATCCGGTTCATGTCATCCTGCGTCATATCAGGATAGGCTGGGAGGATCTGCTGTCCATTATGATCAACGAACCCGCCCATAATATCCGTGACGGTCTCACGATAAAGCTGCGGATTAAAGTCCTGGGCCCCATTCTGCTGGGCCCGGATAGCATAGAGACCGTCAGCAGCCGCTAGGATATCACCCTGCGCCTGCGCCGTGTCCTTGGTGAAGAAGTTACCGAAGACCGCTGCGCTATTCTCTAGCTTATCCCGATCACCCGGCTTATACTGCGGGTTCTCCAGCAGGAACCGCTGGCCCCTAAGAATATCCTGAGCCAACTTAGGCCGCTGGTTGCTGACTTGTAACGCCAGGGCCAACTCGGGATGCTTCTTCTCGATGGCATCCTTTACTATGAAAGCAGCCCCGTCTTCACCAAAGGCAGCCTGTGCATTAGCCAACATAAGGCTGACATCTTCCAAGGCCGGAGGCGTGGCTGAACCCTCACCTGTGACCTGGTTAATGAAGTCCGTAACGTCGGACTGCGTAAGCGGTAATACTGTGGTGCCGTAAGCCTCAGACGCTACATCGGCCATATGGGAACGCTGTAGCATAGCCGGGAGATCCCGGTAATCGAGAGGCTTAAGCGGCGGTACAATGCTATTGTTCGCTGCCACTTGGAGCCCGTTACCCTTAGCAAACTCCCGGGCATTGTTATTATAGGACTCGTTGAGATACCGAAGCTGCCGGCTCTCATCCAAGCTAAGACGTGCATTGGGATCAGGGGAAGATGCTCTAGCTCGGAAGGCAGCTATGACCTTCCCCTGCTCCGCAATCGGCTTCTTATTGAACGCCGATACCACAGCCTGGTCCCCGACGGCATCTACCAGATCGAGGCGCAGGTTATCTAATGATTTGTCTACGTTCATAGGGATAGCATCTACGGCAGCCTGGGTCTCTGCCAGGTTGTCCGGAACAGCGCCAGAACGGAGAGATTTAATCGTCTCCCGGACCGTCCGCTTCACACCTGAAGCCGTCGCTGATGTATGCTGGGCAATCTTGTTTAGAATGTCTGTTTGCGTGGGGCCATCGATCTCGCCTTCATGCGCCTGGTAGTAAGCCATAGCACCGGTGAAATCTCCACCAGCTAGAATACGCTCGACAATACCCTGGTGCGCTAGTGACAGCGCCTCCTGCATCTTACTATCGATTACCTCCTGCGTGGCTCCCTTGTCTCGCTGATAGGTTTCGACCTCGGCACGCATCGCTGCAATATCCCGGTCACGTTGCTCGGGATCATTATAATGGGCAACGGCATTATCACCGAAGTCTTTGATACGGGCCTTATGGGTGTTGTCGTTGGCTACTACCGACTGGGCCTGGAAATGCCGGCCCACAACTTTCAATTCGCTATCCATCCGAGCGGCCGACGCCTGGTTGAACATAGCAGCGATCTTCGGATTACCTGCTCGACCAGCTATGGAAGTACGGGCTTCCTCAAGCGCCGCCATAACCTCGGGCCTAGCTTTGACGGCTGCCTCGCCCCGAAGACCATAATAGCCCGGGTTCTCAGGCGTACCATCTCCATACATGAGATCACGAATACGCTTGGAATACGATATATCGAGCTGCTTGGCCTCGCGCTCATTGGCCATAATGAGATCATTAGTAGCCGCCTGCACAAGCACATCGCTGAGCTGCCGCCCACCCTGAGCTAAGTCCTGGGCAGCCCGGCCAACCCCAGCCCCAAAGTTCTCCGGAGTGACGCCTCCTGGATTAGAGAAGGTCGCGCTGGGAACCGCCTCACGGGGCGGCAGAATGCCGGTACCGCCGAGGCCGAACTGATCGGGGCGTGGAATGCGTGCCATACTCTCTATCCTTTTATCCGAAGCTCCAGAAGTCGCCGCCTTGGGAGTTGTAGTTATACCACTTGCTGGCCACGCTAGAAGCACCAGACAGCAGAGTTTGGCCAACATTAAATGCGCCTGCCACTTGAGCATTGACCGCCCCTCGTTCGGCTAGTCCAGCAGTTGCTTCATAATCGCGGGCCTTCTGAAGGTACTGCGCGCGGGCGTCGGCGGCGGAGAGTTGGATATCTCTCACGGCCCTGTCCGTATTACTGCGGATCGTTAGCGCCTGAAGTTCCGCTAGACCAGCCGTATTGGCTTGGATATCCCCGCCTGAGCCTGCGTCAATTAATGCGCCGGAAGCACCGAGACCAGCACGCTGCTGTCCTACAAGTTGCCGGGCCGAACTACGCAGATTAGCTTCTTGCTGTATACCCCGGGCCACCGCATCCTGGGCTGTGAGCTGCCCTCGGCGGTAGGCTTCCTGGGCCGCAGCCAAGGCGATCTGCTTATTGTTTCGGGCAACAGCAGCACGGTACTTCTGCGCCTCTTCATTGGCTGAGGCCTCTTGGGACGCACCACCAATGCCGAGAAGCGTAGTCCCTACATCTAGGATGCCTCCGATTGCACTGAAAAAGCTCATCTCTTATATATCTCAAAACGGTGAAAGGGAATGCCTTCAGGTCCGAGGGGCTCCGGCGGCCGGATGTCCGCCCCGCACCATTGGAGCCAGCGGATCGCATCAGTGTACCGACTGTCCACATAGTTGGTCAGTAAGTCATAGTGCTCCAGCCAGTGGTTAATTAACTTCCGGCTGGCGAGAGCGAACCAGTAATGATTACCCTCTATTTTATCAGTCGAGAGCAGCCACGGCCAAGCAACGCCAGCCCACTTCGGATCAGGGTCACAACCGAACATAGCCACCACTTTTCCATTAGCCAGGAAGACATGGTGTCCATGCTCAACACCGCGCTTAGCAACTTGCAAAGGCGTGAGGCCGAGAGCTTCGACCTCTGCGCGATCTGTCTTGCGGATATGTTTTGCCAGCTCCCGCGCGTGCTTCGGCATGGCCTTAACAATCTCACGCTTAACCGTCATCCTCTACCTCCAACTCCGGAGCCACGGCCAAGACGGTCAGTGGAACCGGATCTTTCATCCGGATCGCAATCCGCCCGTGCGTGTTCCACTTGGGTGGGATATTCTGAACCCTGTCACCAGTCAGCAGCGCGGTCGGTTGGCCATAGGCTTCATTCTCACGCTGTTTGATCTGAACCATGTCTTCGAAGTTGGGACCAATGAGCGGCATCCGGGACTTATGGAAGCGAAGCGTCACGTCGGTGAGCTTCTTCCGTCCGCCCTGGATAGTACCTTTAGGCGCTTCGATATTGAGCGTCTCGATATCGGCTGTATAGGGAAGGCCGATATGCGCCCTGGCAGCCAGCCGGGGCAAAGTCACCACGCCATCACAGACTTCCACCTGGATAACGTCACCATCTACTAACGCATAGACCGGAGTACAACCTGTGCCGAACCACCAGAGACCCGTGATCTCTTTAGTAGTTAGGCGAGCCACACCACCCGATACATAAGTGAATGAGGGACAGGTTGCGACAACACCGCAGCAAGGCTCATTGGTGTCTTGGGCTCCTAAGTCCCACTGATAGATAAAGGGTGTGTTATTTGAACCCGCGCCTTCGCCTACATGCCAGAGCTTATTTACACATGCAGCTAAGCAAAATAGATCACTATCAGTAGTAAAGCTCTCATCAGCCGTAAGGTTATAACTATCAGCCGGTGTGGTGTTTATAGTTGTAATGTCATATGCTGTGCCAAAATCCAACTCAAACATCAAACGATTAGGTGAGCTGAATTGCGCGGTAATCAGTTTTGTACCGTCATTAGATACACGGAAAGTTGTACCATAAGTGATACCAGTTACACTATTGATAGCAAAACTATTTCCCGTATAACTTAGAGATGTGATATCATAGGCGGCACTAGCATCAAACTCATAGATGTTAGGGAATGTCCCATATGAATAGAACTTCGCACCATCATTAGCCCATGACCAAGCATAGCCAGAAAAGGTCCCAGTAGTCCCTGATAGATCAACCGTGTTGGTCAAGGACAGCGTAGTGACATCCCAGGCTATACCGAAGGTGTACTCCTTCATCTGATTGTTGCCAGTACCGCTGGCATTATCATTTAGCCAGAGCGTTAGCCCATCACAACTTATCCAAATACTACTAGGATGATTGGTCGTATCAAGTCCAGGATCAAACGTATCGACGAATATGGCTGAACTAATATCATCTGTCGCACTCAGATCATATTGATCGAGTTGCGAAGCACCGTTCAACGCATATAGCCGAGTACCACCATCAGCAACAGCAATAGCATTCAAACTACCGCCGGTCAGGGGCGTTTGCGAAGGCCTAATACTTAGGCTGTCATAAGAGAGATCGACTAGGTTCCAACTCATACGACCTCTCCAGCGCAAGATATGGTGAATGTATTAGAAGTGACAGCAATGATCTCGTAGCGGTGGTCATTCAGAAAATCAAGCGGTATCTCATTACCAAACGCGTCAACCTCGAGCTCCCATATAATATCGGCGAACTCGATCACATCTCCGACCTGATACCCATGGGCATTCGCAGTCGTGATAACAACCGTGCCGCTACTTTCCAGGATGCCTGTGATCTGCACTTGCGGATCATAGGAAGAGCCCGCATCGATGAAGAAGCCATCCCGCTCATCCGCAAATTTTCGGGTGTGCAGGCGCTCGATTGTCCTAATCCAATTGCCATTGACCTTACGCTTTACCACGAAGAAGATCGCATCCTCAACCGAGCTAAGCCCACGCCGGAGGCTGGCCGTGGCCTCAAACAGGCCCTCGGTGTCCCAGGTGGTCCAAGCAATAACGCCAGCATTCTTGTCGTAGGTCATCGTAAGAATTTGCCCGTCAGTCCGCACGGCAATCAGGCGGGGCTCCGGGAAATACTGGAAGCACCAGTCCCGCAGGATGTACTCATCAGGCGCGTCATTGGCCAGCATATGCTGAGATAGTGTGTTTAGGTTCTGCCCAGTATAGCCGTCGATCTGATAGCTAAATCCCATAGTGCGCACTCGCGCATTGCCATTCTCCGCGAAGATGTACTCATCACCCACACGAATAGGGCGGATATGCGAGCAGCCCCACTGCGACTGCGGCTTGTACTGCTGGGTCAACGGCGAGAAGGCCGCCGCCTGGCCGCCCGAATTGGCACGCCACTCACTACCGCTAGTAAAGATCAGCAGATCCTCGCCGGCTGCCAGATGCCTGATCTCGTTAACCTCCTGTGAGTTGAGTGTAGCCGTAATGGCGTCATCATCTTGTAAGGGGAACCGGATCGACATATTGGTGCGATGGCCGGACTGGCTCGTGTACAGCGTATCTGGTTGGTTCGTAGTCCCGCCAAAGCATAGGCGCTGTTCGTAGTAGGTCACAGCTCCGGGTTTAGCGTCCGTAGCCGAGAACGGAGTGCGGGAGATCGGAGGTCCATCTAGTGTATCGGGATCGATATTATTGTCGTAGAAGCTACTGTCCTCGGTGGCGCCGATGAAGCCATATAGACCGTTCTCCTTCCGGTATACACGGTACTGTAACGCAGCACTTGAAGCATCCCAGCTCACGGTATTGGCTGGAGTGGTAGCGCCTGTGGTCAGAGTGTATTCGCCTACAAGGCTCTCCTCATACGTAAGAGCATTGGTGATAGTCACGCCGTAATAGTAGGTGGTGGCCCCAGCAGAGTCCGGGGTAGCTGTCACATTGGTGGGAACAGTCTGAGCCGGGGCAAACGTAATAACGTCCAGGCTCCAGACATCGTGGTCAGTGCGTGTCAGATCCCGTGGATCATAGTCCGGGTGTACCAACGTCATGGTGTCGGCTGACTGAACGTACTTCAGTTTCGGCAGATCAGCGCTGAGATACGGGGTGGTCAACGTAAAAACACGCGCGACCGTCCCACCCGAAACGTAGGCCGACCAGCTCGTGCTGTCCACATCCGTGCCAGTGAACTGGTCCTGCAACGTAAAAGTCGTGGCAGTCTTATTGGCCACGAGGAACCGCCGCTTGTTTACCTCGGTCATACCGACCACGCCCTCGATATAGATCTCATCTCCATTCGAGTAACCATGGGCTGCTGCCGTGGTAACCTTGGTCATACCAGACTTAGCAATGGTGCTGATGTTCACGGCCGTCTCAACCACATGCCCATCATTCCGGATGACCCGCATATACTGGTCGCCGAATTCGAGCATATACTCGTCGGTCGTGTTATATTGGAATGGGATCAGCCGAGCATTCTCTTCGGAGTGGTCCTTCAGGGGCCCAATGAACACAGTGCCGGAGCGGTTAGAAATACCACCATATGTATGGATGATTGTGTTATGGGCCTTACGGAGGGCCTGCCGATACATGTCACTGTCAACCCGCCCATGAAGCTGGGGCGCCACTTCGCCCTTACTGAAATTGGGCTGGATCAGCTTAGCCATGTCTTAGCCTCCGTATAGTTTATCGGCCTTCGTCTGCTTCTTCTTTTTCTTCTGAAGTGCCTGCTGCCCTAGAACCTGCTGGAGAACGGAGAGCACTCGTTGAAACGAAGTTGCCTCAGGGCCACCAGGGATGGGCTTGCCGGCGAAGAAGTTGGTGATTGGATCTACCGTCTGCTGCGGTGCCTTAGTCTTGACTGGCATTATTAACGTCCTCTGATATGATCCGCATCCCGTGGTTCCCGTCCCACCCGCTCGTTGGCATTCATAGCCGGAGCCATGATCTGCAAGTTAAGCACCTGCTTCAACGAACGATCCACATTAGACTGTTTACCAGTCAGCGAGTAGGTGACAAAGGATGCCAACACCCACGCCAGGAGGTCCACAAAGAACGTCGAGAACGTGTTGGGATTGGTTTGGTCAAACGTATAGATGAGGATGGCGTCTTCGATATCCGTTAGGATAGTCTTGGTTTCGCCATCGCTCTCCATCTCGATTTCGAAAGGGTGCGCATCGGAGGTAACGCTAACGACATTCTGGATCTCCCGGGCCTGCACACAATCCGCAGGATAGCTATACCGGTACGTCCAAATACCGCTAGGTGCATCCTCATCCGCAAGTGAAAGGGCCTTGCGTTTACGAGCAAAGTTCCAATCAAACATTGCCAGGGCAGTCTTGCGTGCGTGATCGTACCACAACTTGCATTGCCATGCCTCGGTGCTGGCCTCATCCAAACTCTCGATCTTAGATCGGGAACCCGCATGGGCAAGCGCCATGTTACAGATTTGAATTTTGCTCAGCGCCATGATTAGTCAGCCTTCTTTGCTTCTGCCTTGGCCTTCTTGGCAGCCCGGGCTTTCGCTAGGGCCTCCGTACGACGCAACTTAATAGCCCCTTGCCGCTTCTCTTCAGAAATGGCTGCCTGGCGATTATGCTCGTCCATGATTTCATTGAGCTTCTCATCACCTACTCTCGCAGTATCAAATGAAGCCATTGTATTCTCAGTATCTACGACGACCATGGGCTCATCGCTGTTCTTTTCATCTAAGATCTCAGCGTCATGAGGCAGGAATTCTCGTAACCTATTATCTATTTCGTGGATGCCCTTCCGAAGGCGCCCACCGCTAATGGCCCGGGCATCGTTGAATGGTTTCTCAACTGCCGGATAGAACCAGTCACGCTTGAGCTTAACGCGCATCTATATCTCCTATTAAAGGGGAGGGGGCCGAAGCCCCCTCTCACCTATAGCTTAGTTAGAGGCGTCCGGGTAGGACTTCCAACCGTGCTTATCGAGCGTGAGCCCGGCAGTAACGGCACCGGCCGTCGTCGTGGCCGAAGTCGTCACAACCTGACAACCCAGGAACTCCTCGTAAGCATCGAGGTTCTCCAGGGGGACCTCAACGAACACCGGGATCGCTCCCGCAACCAGTTCGCCAGTGTCAAACGCCCGGCTAGTGTAGTGGATGGTCTGCGCCCCACCGGTATCGATTGCCGCACCGGAATCCGATGCAAGCTGGAAAGCAGCCTCCGCCGTGGTTCCTGTAGTGAAATCCGTAGTCACTACAACGTAGAAGTAGATCGGCTGGCCATTGCCAAGATCACGGGCAACGGACATGTCAATCTGCGACGTGGTGTTCGCCGTGCCAGTGGCCGCCGAAACGTCCTCAGCAGTGGCGAACTCAGTGCGCTTGTCCAAGATCATGTATTTTCTCCTATACTATTCCGTTAGGCCACGCGCGCTTCGTCAGCCGACAAAGCATCGACCCGACGAATTGGCACACCCTGGAAGCTCATGACCGGGACACCGCCGACCTGATCGATGGTCAACGTGCTACCACTCACCTTATTGGAGAGCTGCCGGCGCAGGAACGTACGCGTGTTCCGGCTCATGTAGAAGACCGGCCGACCTCCGGACATGTTCGGAACTAGCTCCATGGCCTGGAACATAAGATCCGGCAGATCCGCACCCGCCGTCGCATCGGCAGTCAGAGCTGACTTGTCGATGTTCGGGATACGCACGATGTAGCGCCAGTCGCGGACCGTGAGGCCAGCATCCCAGCGATAGTGCGTACGGTATGCCTGCATACGCCCACCGAGGCCATCGACATCTTCGATGGTAACCTCGCCCATGTCCTTCATCTGAAGGCCAGCGGACGAGCCCTTGGGAACGATGCCGTGACAAGTCTGCGGGCCCCACACCACGAGCCAGATGCTCGCGTTGTCGGTCTGACCAACGGCCGACCCACCAAGAACGATGTTGTCACCATTCGCAGCAGTCGTATCGTTGAAGCGGGGCGCCAGGCCAGTGAAGGCCTCGGGCTCCGTGCCCTCGTTGCCGTAGAACAGCGTAGAAGCGATCTCCTGGTTCATGCCCTCGATGTGGGCACGGTCCTCGAGTAGCCGAAACGCAGCGGTATTACCATTCAGATCTGCCAGGGCCTTATCGACCTCGGCATACGCCTCGAGCATACCAGTGTTGTCCGTGACCTGCACGGTCGTGGACTTGTTCGGCTGAACGCCCTGGTACATCCTACGCCACGTCGGAGCGGGGATACCGCTACGGATGGTCGTACGATGCCCGGTCGGGAGGTTGCCCTCCATCCAGGACATATCTGCCAGGACTTCATTAGTCTCGTTGAGGATCTCAACGATTGCAGCAATCCGCCCATCCGGGTCCGTAGCCTTAGCCAGGTCCAGGAGGGTAGGATTGGTTACAGACAGAGCAGTCATTTCCTATCCTTACTTTTGGTTGGGGAAGAGGACGTGAGCCGGGTCCTTTGGTCCATCCGCAGATGCACCGCCGATCCGGATCTTATCCTCAGCGATTGCTTTACCCATCCGCGAGAAGACACGGATGAATTCAGGGTGGTTACCCATCCCGGTTTGTTCGAGAGCTTCGTAGAGCTTCTCCGTTCCAAAGGCATCAAGTGCCTTTTTAGCGGAAGAGAGGCTCTCATCGAAGGCCTTGCCACCGATCTCCTGGTCCTTCTTCACGTCCTCCTGCCAGGTGGTCATGATGTCGTTCCAGGCAGATTGCGTCTGCTCAACCTGCGACTTGATCCCATCGGCATAGAAATCCACTAGCTTCTGCGCCTGGTCTTGCGTAAGACCGAGCTCTTTCGCTATTGGCTTAAACTCATCCATACGATTTCCATCGACGGTGAGTTCCTCTGGGATCTGGAAGTCCTCGTACTTCTCAGGCGCTCCAACCTTTTCGGACTTGTCGCCTTTGGCGTCCTGCTCCGCTGCCGGTTTAGTGCCCTCAGCCTCCACCACAGCGTCCGGGTTAGCCGCTGGGTTAGGCTGTTTACTGGTCAAAGCAGTTGTACCATCTGCCTGATCAGTGGTCTCTTTCGTCTCAGTATTGGTAACAGCACCTTCCGTGTTCTCTACTGTCATGTGTTCTCCTTACGGGCCTGCGCCTCGGCCCTAATTTTTGTATAGGCATTAGGCGCAACCTCATCAACGCGGGATAAAGTAAGTAACCCAATCTGTCGGATGCCTTCATTAAAAGCTGCCTCATTGGGCTCCACGCTGAAGGTTGTTCGGTAGATGCCAGCATTCTCTAGCAGCCACCAGATGAAGGAGCGTCCTTCGTAGGTTTCGAGAACCTTACGAAGGTCCTCATCTTGGCGCTCCTGTTCAAGTTGCGCTTTAGATTTGCGCTTCTTGACTTGTTCCTTATCGCCAACGTCACTGGTCATCGGGTCTTATTCGCGAGATCCGTTAGCACGTTCGCGTCTCCTGTTTTTGCATCAGAGGCCGTCTTAACGGCGGAAGCAGCCTGATTGGCAGCCGCGAGTTTCATTTGCGCCTCCTGCAATTTAGCCCGCTGATCACGATTAGCCTGTACCACGTCGTCCGGGACAATGATTGCAGGCGGCCCGCCGATGGCTTTAGCATATTCATCCACCGCCTGGTCAGCATCGAACTTATCCGTTAGCTGTGGATAGAGCTGCGCCATATTACCAACGAAGCCAGCTATGCGCTCGATCGGCTGCGTGGCCACGGCGCGCTGCGCCATTGCCAGGTTAGAGATGAAGCGGACATTGATCTCTTGTCCGGCGATCTCCGGGGGTGGATTATTAATGATGCCGGACTGGACACACTGATCGAAGGTCCGTTCAACTAGACGAGCCAGGAACTCACCATGCATCCTCTCTAGCACAGGGCCAAGTTGAAGTAGCCGTTCCTCATTGCGCTGCACCAGATCGTACTGATTACGCGGCTGAATGCCCTCCATCTGCGAGATGGCCAAGAACATATCCACGTAGAAGGCTTCATCAATCCGCCGCTCGACCCGAGCAATATCCTCCTTCAAGTCCTGGAGGTTCGGATTAACCTGGTAGATCGGCTGCAATCCCTCGCGCCCCTGGATACCATTATATAGGGTTAGTCCACCAGGGAGGCTATTGACTGGGACGTTGCGCAACTCAGCCGGGCCCTTCAGGGGCGGATTGACCATCTTATCGATAGCCTGTGCCTTGCGCTTCTCTTCGATCTGCAAACCCTTGATATCACCAAGAGCAATCATACCGGGGCAACTAGTCCCGTAGATATCCTCACCGGTTACATCCCAACGCGGGACATAGGCAGGAAAATTATCAAAGCCAGAGCGACTGAGATACTTATCCTTGTCGCCACCGGGTTCATAATAAACCGAACGGAAAGCCCGGTCCTTAGCCATCGGGCTACCTAACTTAACATCCGGGTTCGGTTCTATAAAATGTACAATCGGATACCAAGCATCATAGTTACCCTTATCATAGGCATTTTTTACCGCAGCTGAGACATTCTCTTTAACAAACCATTTGATTATTTGAGAGACAGTAAGATCCTGCTCCCGGACCAATGTATTGATGACATAGCGATCATCTTGGCCAATCATGTAGCTACCGGCAGTATGTGTATAGAACCGAGCCACGTCGGCGAAATCATCGACGTGCGTCATGCAGCCAGTGCCGAATAACAGCAACTCCGAGATCATAGTCGGAGCCATGTTATAGAGATTACCCTGATTGAAGATCTCCCGGAGGAGGTTCTCTTGCTTATACAGCCAGACCTTAACGCGCTGGCTCTCCATGTAATCCGGGTTCACTGTCTCCAAGCGGAACCATGGACGGGATGGCGACATAGTGCCCGCCAGCATACCAGCGGTGGCAGCTCGCAGGGCCTGTGTAGCCTTAGAATTGATTATGTTCTGGAACCGCTTTTCGCCTCTATTACGGTTCTGCTGAATGAACCGCCCACGCCTCGGCTGTACGAAGTCGGCCAGATCTTTATAATGCGGAATGAACGACGAGCGCTCCGTCTTAAGAGACGAGCGGCGGCGCTCGAAATAATCCCGAAGCGTTTGATCTGCCACTAGCGGCTCCTTTAATATTGCGGCCGGGTACGGCCACCAGTTAGCGCAAAGACACCACGCTGGAAATCTCCAACACGGTTATTGCTAAAACCAATTTGTCCAAGGAGCGTCTGGTTCTGCTTTGCGCGCTTAAGATCAGAAGTCAGAAAATTACTGGACAAGGTATCTTGTCGCGCTAAGAAACTAGTCGGAGGGGGAATAACAGCCCCGCCGCCAGGGGCTAGGTTCTTCGGATCACCGAAGTAGTTAGCTCTCTCAGCGCTGGTCTGAGCGAAAGCACGTGCCCTCGGAGCAATCCGTGAGCCCGAGAGACGCCCCACAACTGTTTGGCCATAGCCTTGCTGTGGGCCAGCCCCGCCGCCAAGTAGTCCTGAAATCACCCCCATTAGGAACCTCCTAAATAAGTTGAAGTGCTTTTGGAAGGTCCGAGGAGTGTAGCGCGAAGCACTTTAGTGCCGCCTCGGGTTCGTCCGAGATAAGTCGAGCGCGCCTTAGAGAACTCCCTAGCACGTTGAATATCGATAGCTGAAGGTTGGACTGGTTCAGGAATGGGGGGCGCCTTTGGTACTGCATTAGCCCCGCTGCCGCCATAGAGACCATTGAATAGCGAATAGTCTGACCCTCCACCACCAAACAAGCCACCTACGAAATCTGAAACGACGCCCATACTATCACCACATTACAACGATTTGACCAGCGGCACCATTGCCGCCGGGGAAATTAGAACCCCAGCCGGCGCCACCCCCGCCGCCGCCTGGAACTACTCCGGCGCCCGCGTCATTAACGTTACTACCACCTTGACCACCAACAGCACCGGTATAACCATCACCATTGTCGATACCTGCTGCGCCGCCTGCTCCACGGGTGGAGGGAGCGCCAGCAGTACCGTTGCTGCCATTACCACCGGTACCGGCGGACCCGCCACCGCCGCCTCCGAAGTTGTTGCCGATGCCACCGGCATTACCCCCATTGCCGCCGTTGAAAGCAGTGTCGGCAATGCAAGAAGCTGCTTGGCCTCCGGCTGTGCCGGTCGTGGTGCCAGATGCCGTGGTGCCGCCTTTAATCAGGAAGGTGAGGCTATCTACAAACCAAGTGTCAGTGCCTTCGCCGCCTATGCTATAATTGATATTCGAACTTGGGGTAACTGCCATAGCACTATATCCGCAAGCACCCGCGCCAGCGCCAGCGGCTCCATCGAAGCCGACACTGTTTGACCCTCCGCCTCCGCCACCCCATCCAATTACCGTGACCGAAGTTACACCTGCGGGGACAGGCCAGATACCCGCACCTGCGCCACTGAGGACTTCAATATTGGGACCGGGGATCAAACCCAGTCTAGTCAGCGCAAGGCTGATGCCGATCTCCATAAAGGCCTCCTTAAAACAAGGCTACAATATCTGAAGCCGTGGTACTAGTGGAATTAACACGAACACATCGGATCGGAAGGATCGCCCCCGTCGGAACAGCGACAAATGTTATAGCCGTACCGTCACGATCCACGGCCACTAGATCACCCCCTGTGCCTACATATAGTCCACGGGTTAGATTATCGCCGTCAATATTAGTCGCATTATCAGGCGTAACTGCGACATATAGATATGAAGGATTATTTTGTGAACTCATTTATCTTCCTTAGAGTTTTAATTGCGGCTTTGGTCACGAAATTTTCCGTATCACCACGTTAGCGTAGACTTCACCAACACCGTAGGAGCATTGGATGCCCATGCCGTTAGTGCCCTGCGTGGTCTGACACTGATGTTGCAGCTCTAAAACCTTGGTTCCGGCAATCGTAAACCTGCCGGAGATGAAGCTATCGACCTGTTGCGATGTAGCCGAAGATGTGACGGAATTGGAGCCGGCTATTACGTCAACGCTGTTAGTGATATTGCGCAGTTTGCACTGATGCTTGTCCACCCGGTAGCCCGGCGCGCGCGCCTCGATATCGTAGGTTCCGGCAGGAAGGGTGATTTGATTGGATGAAAGCGAAGCGCCCGTGATAGTGTTGGCGACGGTGATATTCAGCGTACGTGTTCGCCACGCCCCGCTGGTGAAGCCGCCAGCGGGGTTTCCGTCCGCCTGCTGCTCCTGAACATGAAGGGTGTCAAGGGCGCCGCCGCCTGAAGCTAGCGCAGCTATGGCCTGCGCGACGCGCAGCGCCGTCCAGCGCCGGACGGTGGTAGCGGTCCCGGCCTCCGCCTCGGCTTGGGAAACTACGCTGACTTGGTTATTGTAAGCGGTCTCGATCTCTGCGTCGCTTTGGTCCGCTGTAGCACCGCTCTCAATGCCATCCAGCTTAGTTTGATCGGCAGAGGTAAAGATAGTACCTAGTAGGGTTTTTAGTTTACTGATCGATATCGTATCGCTAACGAGGCGCTGGCCGATCTGTCGCTTTATTACAATACGTTGACCAGCCATTTAAGGCTCCTAAATTTAATTTTAGAAACTAGGGGAAAGCGGGTCATATTCATGCATGACCTTGCCGCCATTGGCGGTCTCTATCCGAGGGATCACCATGGCTGCGGTCTCCTGGTAGAAGGTACAGGAGAGCGCGTCGGCAATGTCAGGCGACTTAAGCTTCCGCTTCTTAAGATTGTCCTTAGTCTCAAGTCGCATCTTCCCAGCTAGATTATAGCCGAACTCCCGCTGTGTAAGTTGATTATAGAGATCTGGATCATCTGGCAAACTGAGCTTATACAGTGCATCCCGCATTCTCCCCCACATCTGATCGACCATCAGAGCATAGCCCTCATCCCGTGCCTTCGTACCGAACTGCACTTCTATAGGCGAATAGCCAAGACGCCGCAGGATGTCGACAACGCCAGCTCCTAAGCCGCCTGCATCGATGAACAGGCCACTACAGTGCTTACCGAGCGCCTCAAACTCTTTGAGGAGATCTATGATCTTATCGGCGACAGCATAGTTATCTAGGCCTTGGAACTTCCGGATACCCCAGGACTGCGCGTCGTATCCTATGCGGGGATAGATGACTGTCTCATCATCACCGAAGCGAGCGACGTCAACGCCAATGATAAGCGGCGCTGACTTGTCCTCTACGGGGATGCGCGCCTGTGCCTCTTCGACTAGCTCATTAGCGATGAACTGTGTAGAACCAGCCGAGGGAAAGACACCCCTGACCTTAACCTTAAAGAAGTCGCTATCCTCGCCGTAGTCGTGAGCCCATTCCTTGATGAGCTCTTTATTGGTGATAGAGACGGATCGACTGTCGATGGAGTGTGTGATGAAGCGATGGCGAAACTTACCCACCGTGTTCTCGTAGAAGTAGCCGCTCTTACGCGTGGGGTTACCGAAGTCAAACCACATGGGCTCACCGTCAGTAGCACCACCGGAGCGGGCTTCGAAGATAGTGTCAGGGATACCAGAGGCCTCATCGAAGATGTAGAAGGGAGTAGCGCCCGCGGCGTGCAACCCCTGGAATGCCTCAGAGTTCTCTTCCCGGCAGGTCATTGCGTCACAACGCCAGCGTTCTTTGAACTGCTTGTGGGTGAGGGACATGGCCCCGCGACCGGAGCTATAGTCATACCAATGAGCCGTAACAGAGAGCTTGTGCCACTTTCCGAGCTCAGCCCATGTCTTAGTACGGAGCTGATCCGAAGTGTTTGCTGTGACCATGCCCTTCGAGAACGGTCGGGTGTCCATAATCCACTTGATGAGCCAAGCCACCAGCGTGGACTTACCAATACCGTGTCCCGACGCAGTGGAGAACCGGATCGGCTCAACTGCTATCCTGCCATCAAATCCTCGCATTTCTACTTCGCTGCCGAGGCGGTCTAGGAAATCGCAAGCCCAGTCGTCCGGGCCATACTCGCAATTGAACCTTTTCCGGTTTTCCGGGGACAGCTTAACGAGTTGAATGGAGGGATCACTGTCCCATGGAAAGGCGAACATCACATAGTCCAGTGGCTTATTGTATAGCTGAGCGAGCTGGTCAGCCAACTGGCTAGTGCTATTCATTTAGTCTCTCTCTTGCTTCTAACATCCAGCGCATCAACTCGGCTGTGTTGAGCGCCAGGTTCTCATAATACTTAGGGGCCAAGCAGAACTGCCCATGATCTACTGTCCACTGCACAGGCCGCATATGGACTGCCTCAATCGGAGGAAGGCTGACCGGAGGTTGGGGTGCAGTCGGGATCGGTGATACACTCGAACAGGCGCCCATCAGCAGCAGTAGCCCGATTGACACGAAGTTCAATGAGACCGGGCTTGGCCTGGGCCAAGGCTGCCAGATCATGCCGATCGAAGAGAGCTTCCATTTCCACATAGACCTTCCGAGCCTCCTTGTGTGTTTTAACGCTCTTCTCTAGAGCTACCTTCATCTCGTTCCAGCGGTCTGCCCAGTTCTCTAGGGCGACCTGCTGTTGAGCGGTTTGAACTCGGAGTTGGTCCCGCTCCCTGAGAAGCGAAGTATAATGCCAGTAGCCGAACCCTATCACTGCCACCACTGCCACTATCGCCCCGATCTTCAGCCATGGAAAACCTAGTCCAAACATATTAGCCCTTCCGCTTCCAGATGGCCTCCATCCCTGAGGCGCCTAGGTATAGGCCTACAATGGCCGTCTCAGTCCAGAACAGACCGAGCAATACCCCCTCGGCTGCTCTCAGGTTTGCGGCCCAGGCGTCTCCTCCTAGGAAGACGCCAGCTAGTACGGCAAACCCTTGGATGAGGAGGGAGGCGAAGGCAATCCGTCCCATCCGTCTACGAGCAAGCCGACGGCCGCTCTCAAGAGTCACTTCCAAACCCAGTAGGGCCAAGTGAGAGCCCTGATAACCGCACACTTGGTACAGCCAGTTTCCTTCTTGAACCTCTTATAGAAGAGGGCAGCGTATGACGCCCACACCAGAACTAGTACGAAAACTGCATTGCCCATTAACTGCTCCTATTTCTCTGGAAAGATGTACCATGTGACTATGTGATTGGTGCTTGCGAAGTGCGTTGCCCAGGCATTTCCGGCGACTTGTGCCGCTGTCCCGGTCTCAAACCGAGCACTGAACGACGTAGCGTAGCCTCCTCGTAGATCAGTGAACTGGATTATCACCGTCAAGATGTGAGGCTTCTGCACCCTCTGCCTCCTCCAGCTCAGCCTTAACCGCAGCTATACGGTCCCTGCCTGCCTGGATGCGCCTGACAATATCGTCCTCTATGTTGAGGCTCACCTTGTCAGTCAGCATACCCAAGTGCTTGGCCAGGAGTTCCAAGGCTCTGAGCTTGTTAGCATGAGAGACATCCTCAGCCTCTACAATGGTCTTGATGTTCTCAATGATCCATTCGACACTGATGCTAGCCTTACGCTCCACTTCGTCTCTCCGCCTCTGTATCTCAGCTTGAACGTCAGCCCTACCGAAGACGTACTCAGGATGGTCGTTAGCAGTGATAGGTGAGAACCCTGCTATACGCATAGCCTCTCCTTGGGACCTACCCTTCATGTACTCCCTGATAGCGATAAGGTAGCGCTCAGAGAGCTGCTTGCGTTTGCTGTCGCTATCCTTGTCCATCATACTCCGTATAATATATATATATCACCCCGGGGGCCTCTATAGTATTATACCTCTGAAATCGGAAAAGGTCTACAAAAATAATTTCACTTTTTTTATTTTTTTTCAGTGTTGAATGATATCAAGGACTTAGCGGGATGGGTCTGAAATGGGCCCGGGGTTTCTAAGGGGGGTCTCGCGGGCAATGCCGGGGGGTACCCCCGAAAGCCCCCCTTGGCAACCCCCCCCTCCCTTGGCGCATGGGCCGGCAGGGGCCGGCATGGGCAGGGGGGACGCCTGGCATGGGCCGGGGGAGACCGGGGGAGACCGGGGCAATCTCTACCCATGCCAGTAACCCCCCCGTTAAAGCCCGATAGATGCCCCAGGGGGAGCAAGCGGCCCTTGGCAGGTAGTAGGGGAGCGGCCAGGGGCTTTCGCGCATCCTGGCCCATCCTAGGGGCTTCTAGCGGCAGGCAAAGAAAAACCCCCGCAACAAGCGGGGGCTTCTCCGGGTAGGCGAAGGGGGGGGGGTTACGTCATAGCAGCGGCCAGCCGTTCGGCATCGTCCCGCAAGCGACGGGAGGGGGACCGGGCCAAGCGTCGCAGCTTGTCGTTTTCTTCACGTTGTAAGGCC